CAGAGGCGCAGGGCGTGCCGCCCGCCTCTTTCGTTCGCGCCCTTATCGTGAAGGCTTTGGAGTAGGGGGCGCGGCGTGCAGTTTGACGAAGACGAAAAGCGCCTCTGCAGCGATTGCCCCGACTTCGACCCCTGCCCGTGCGATTGCGGCATGGGTTTTTGTCGCAAGTGGTCGCAATGGGCGTTTGTAAGCGGCTTTTGCGTTGATTGGAGCGCGGAATAATGGGCGTTTGGTACGGCGGCAACGCCCGCTATTCCGAAACGGCGGAGCAGCGCGAGCCGCTGCGCACATGCAAGCACTGCGGCCTTACCATGCCGCTCTCGCAATTCCCCATGCACCCCAAGCCATCGGGCGGCTTGTCTTACTCCAAGGCCTGCGGGTCGTGCGAGCAGGCCGCCAGGGAGGCGGCGGAGCGCCGCGAGGCTATCAAGCGCCGCAAGCGCGAGAAAAAGGAGGCCGTGCTGGTTTATTGCAGCCACTGCCAGCAAATGCGCCCCCTCCGCTACTTTGAGAACAAGAGCGGCGGGCGCTTCAAGACCTGCGAAATGTGCCGCGCCCACGCAAGGGCTAAGGCTAGGCAAAAGCTATACGAGAAAGGCGGAGAAAATGAGCAATAACGTAATCGTTAGTGCCACGGAGTACGCGCTTCTATGCAAGCGCTCGGGCGTGCTGCAGGCCGCAGACGCGCGCGGCGTGGTCTTCTGCGAGGCCTGCCGCTTCTACTGCGAGGAAGACGGGGAGGGCATTTGCTCGCTGCTCTCGCTGTTCGCGGAGGGCGGGCGCTCGGTCTTCCATGTGCTGCCCAGCGACTTTTGCGCATGGGGCGCAGAGAGGGGGGCGGAGCTGTGACGCTGCGCTGGCTTCTGTGGGGCGTTTTGCGGGCTGTTTTGCTAATTGCCGCCCTGGTAGTCGTTGAAGAGGTGGCGCGCGGCGCTCTGTGGCTTGTGTGCGCCTTCTGCCACGATATGGCGGCGGCCTCCCACGGGTGGCCTCTGCTGCTGCTTGGTTAGGGGCGCGCAATGTCGCGCTGCGAGCGTTGCGCGTGGTATCATAGAGTTAGCGGCTGCGTTAGGTATTTGACGAAAAGGAGGGCGGCGCGGTGTTGGTTGCATTGCTTGGTATTGCATTTTCGCTCTCGCTTGCGGCGGCTGCGTGCCTTGCTTACGAGGCCGCGAGGGAAGTAGAGGGGGAGCGCCTGGAAAAGTTGAAGCGTTACGGCCTGCGCCGCCGTTAAGGCGCAAAGGTTCAGCGGCTACGGGAAGCCGCAGCAGTTCATAGGCTGGCAGCATAAGCAACTATCGGCCACGCCCCGCCCTTTAGCAAGGCGGGGCAATTTTTTTGCCCGTTCCCAAAATTTCCCCCTTGCAACGCTGCCCCCGTGGTGATATTCTTTCACCAACGGAAACAACGAAGGCAAGGAGGCCAGGAAATGAAAAAGACCATTACCGTTAACGGTGAGAGCATCGAAGTAGAAAACGGCGGCAAGTACGAATTCTGCCTAGACCGTTGGGAACACGCGGAGCGCGCCGTTTGGTACGCCGTGGACGGCAAGACCCGCCGCGTGCGCTGGTACAACCTCGCGGGAGAGCTTGAGGCAGAGGCAGACGCGCCCCGCGCTTACGTCTTTTACAGCGGGCGCTGGTTTGAGGTTATCAAGCCAGGATATTACACCCACCCCATCAGCAAGTATATGGAAGGCCGCAACCGCTATATTGAGGTTGTGGAGCAGCACGAGGAATACAACAACCAGGCCACCTACGAGCAGGCGCTGCGCGCCCTGGTGAAGACCCGCAACGCGGTAACCGTTGACGGCTGCGCAAGCGGTACGCACGAAATGCTGCTTTTGCTGTCCCTCATGTTCGGCTTTAGCACCAATAAAATTTGGTGCGACCTGCTGCGCCTCGAAGACGGCGAAGAGTAGGGAGGGGCTGGCATGATTTCCGAAAGCTCGCGCTTTGAAGTAGGCCGCCGCTATTTCCTCCGCTGGGGCGGCAGCTTCTGCCCCGAGTATTGGCTTACCGCAACGGTAACGGCTCGCACGGCTCACTTTGTAACTTTCTCCATTCCGAGCCTGCACATTGGGCGGCCTGCGGTCGTTAAGCGCCTAAAGGTGACGGAGGCGGAAGGCCACGAATTCGCGACCCTCAATAGCAACGCCTGGGACGCGCCCGAGTATTGGAAGCGAGCCGCAAGCTATGACGAAAACAAATAGCAGGAAGCCCCCAAAGCGGGGGCTTTTCTTTTCCCCAAAATTCCCAAATTAACCCCTTGCAATATGCCCCCAGGGTGATACTATAAGTCCTGCAAGGAAAACACGACCGAAAGGGGTACGAAATGGAAAACGAAAAGAAAATGATTTGCGGAGCAACTGGCAAGGCCTGCGAGTGCGAGGGCGGCTGCTTCGCCTGCAAGATTGGCGAAGAGTTCCGCGCAAAGTTCGGCGCAGCGCTGGCGGACGAACGATAGAGGAAAAGGAAACGGCGGGGCAAGCGCCCCTCCAGGATTAGAAAGAAGGTCACGAAATGGCAGCAAATGAAACCTACACCCATAAAATCACGATTGAGCGCAAGGAGGGCGGGAAATGGCTACCTTGGGCGGTGGTGACGGAAAGCAAGCAGCGCGCCGCATTTATGGCTGCATGGTGCTATACCTGCAAGAACTGCGTGGGTGATATTGTGGCGACCCGCTCCACGCATAACAGCGAGGGCGCGCGCGTTGAGTACTACAAAACGACCAACACCGAGGGCGGCTTTGATTTCCGCGCGACCATCGAATATTAAGAAAAAGCCCCGCAGGCGCGGGGCTTTTTTCATGCGTCAACGATAGAAACGACCACGCGGGGGCGCTCGCTGTCATAGGCGAAATGGTCAGAAAAGCCCGCTATATACGCGGCGCTGTCATTCTCCAAAATGCCAGCCTTCACCAGCCCGTCTTGTATGAACTTCTTACCAAACGCCACATTATCCAAATCGCGGCGGCGGTTCTGCTCGTACCACGTCACGCGGTAGAAAACGCGCCCCTTGCACGGCTTTAGGCCAGCGGCTCGCGCCGCCTCAACCACGCGCGCCTCCGCCTCCGCCTTTAGCTTCGCCTGCTGGTGGTGGTGCGCCCTGTAAAACTCATTGAGGCCGCAAAAGCGCCCTTCTATCGTGAATTCTTGAAACACTATAGCCCCAATGCAAAAGGGCGGCTCTAAAGCCGCCCTGTGGCCTTCTAGGCCTATTATTCCCTTACGTGCGCGCCCGTCACGGTTTCCAGCTTGTCTATTTTGTTGTTGATAGTTGCCAGCGTGTCGGTGATGCGCTCAAGCTGCTTGCCGTGTTCGTTGATAATGTTCTGCAGCTGCGCCTCGCGCGCCTTGCTGTCGCTGCGGTCGGTGTAGAAAAGCCAAACGAAAAGCAAGCACCAAATGCCCTGTGTTGCCAGCGCGTCTAAAATCATGGAAAAGTCCATTTTCTCCCCTTCTTGTGTCGGTCAATGCAAAGCCCGCGCCTATTGTACCATCACGGGCGGAGCTTTGCATGCGCGGCCTGCAGCGCCTCGCGCAGCTTGCGGCGCTTCGCAACAATGGCGCGGCTACGGGTGGCAATAATGAGCTTGAGGAAGTCCGCCAAGCTGTCGGCGGAAAATAGGCTTTCCAGCAGTTCCTCCCATTCCTCGCGCGCTTCATCGTAGGCGCTCTGCGCCGCCTGCAGCTCGCGCTCCGCCAGCTCTTCGGGCGTGTACCTGTGGAAAAATAGCACGGTTTCGTAATCCTCGGGGGCAAGCGCGAACTTTCGCACGTTGTCTATCGTCTTGTAAGCCTCGGGGCTTACAAATTCGGCCTCGTAAAAAAAGCCGCTTTTCTCGCTCGCTCCCTCAATCTCCGCGCCTGTCTCTTCGTCTATCGTTCTCATGTTCCCCCCCTAGCTATAAAAGCCAGCAATGAATATATGCACATACGAGCTATGCGCCTCCGTAGCCCTTCCCGCTATGCCCATTTTGGTAGTTCCGAAAGAGCCTGCGTATAGCTGCGTAACGCGGTAATCTGTCGCGGAAACTACCGCCGTGTATGTTGTGTATGCGGCGGCAAACGGAAGGGCAAGCGCCGTTGTAATCCATGCGTTAGTGGTTGTAAATGCGGCGTTATACCTTCGCCACGCTATGAAGTAGCCGCCGCTAAACTTTACATAATTCCAGCTGTTAGACGTTCCAACGTCAACAACAACGCCGCCCACCTGGTCGCCGCCTATGGTAACCGCGCCCTTAAAATCTGCGCTCCCGTTGAAGGTCGCGGGAACTGCTGCGGCAGTTTGGAAGCTGCCGCTCGCGCAGAGCAAGCGCCCCGCAACGTTGCAGCCTTTGAGCAGGCGCGCCAAAACGTTGGTATTAAAATTGCTTTCGCTCCAATCGAAAACGGGCGTTGTTTTAACGGTTGTTTCTTGCGTTGTAACCGTTCCCAGCTTGTCGGTTGCGCGCGCTTGGAACGTGTGCGCCTTCTGATAGTCTAGCCCCGTAACGGTTACCGCCGCGCTGTATGTGTTCCCGCTCTTCGTTGCGGTCGCAGTAGTCCACGCGCCCCAGGTCGCGCCGCCGTCATAGCTTCGCCTGTACTGAACTGTTAGCGTGTTGGCGGTCGCGCCAAAAGAGCCGTTGAAATAATCGCCCTTAATCGTCAGCGAGCAAACGCCCGCCGCCGTTGGCATACCGACCTTTTGGGAGCATGTAAGCGGAACATAGGCCACCGTCTGCGCCGTCCTCTTCGCGGTTACCTGGTAGCCGCGCGTATCTGTCACGGTGGCGGCGAAGTTGCCGCCGTCAACGGCGTTTAACGTGCTGGTGGCGGTCGTGGCCTTCTTGCTGCCCGCCGTCACGCCGTAGGCCGTTATGCTCGCGCCCTTCTTCGCGGTCGCCGTCACGACCACGCGGGCGTTAGACTTGCCCAGCACCATAATAGAGGCGTTGCCCGTGAGCGCTACCGTTGCGCTGTTGGTGTCGGTCGCCGTGAGCGATACGGTGGGCGCGGCGTTGGCAATGGTCAGCGTTTTTTGCACGCTGCTGTAGTAGTACGTGCCGCCTAGCTTCGTGCGCAGGTAGAAGCGCACCGTTGCGCTTTTCACGCGGTTTACTGCCGCCTGCATTGCGGAGCGCTCCGCCGCCGTGAATGTGAACGTATACGAGCCGCCCGTTTTGCTAACGCTCCTATATGCCACAATGGGAACTTGCCCCGAGGTGTCATATATGCCCAGCGCCAGCTCCTGCACCGCAGAGCCTGCGGCGTTGGAATAGGTTACCGTTGGCGCGTCTTCGTCCGTGAAGTTCGGCGCGTTGATAATGGTTGCAGCTCGCGGTATGCGGTCTAGCTCAATGCTGCCGCTCGCGGTTATGCTGCCAACGTAGTAGCCCGAGAGGTAGGCCTGAATATAAAACGTTGCGCTAATTGCCGCCGTTTTCGTGCCGTCCGCGTTGTGGTAAACCGTGTGCGTGGTCGTGCCTAGCTCAATGGTAGAGCCGCCGCCCGTGTTAATGCTCGGGCTTGTATAGCTATCCTCTGCGCCGTCAACCTCGCAATAGTTGGAGCGCTCACCGATATAGAGCGAATACCCGCCGTCATTGATTAGGTAGTGTGTGCAGGTTATAACCGAGTAATTGCCCGCCACGTTCTGCTCGGCGCTCCATTCTATGCGGTACTCCCTGCCCGTTATGTATTCGCTAATGCTTCCGCTCGTTGCCATATTTCGCCCCCTTTATGCGCTGGTAGCGCCAATCCAAAAGCAGCCCGTTTTCGGCGTGCCGCCGTCCGTGAAGTCTTCAAAACGGCTGTTTTCGCCAATGATTAAGTACGTGGTGGCGTGCAGGTCTTCCGCCTTCACTCCCTCATTGTCCGCGCGCAGCACCTCTTCGCCGCTGCGGGAAATGCGCAGGCCGTCTTCGTTAACAACGGTTTGCATTTCCGAACCAGTGCGGGAAATGCTCAAGCCGTCCGCGTTGAAGGTAAAGCCCGTTTCAGTGGTCACGGAGGAAACGCCGCCCTCTAGCGCCTGCGTAATGCGCAGGTCTACAGCATCGGAGGTCATGGAGGCCGCCACCGTTTCGCGCAGCTGCGCAATGTCGGAGGCCTGCCCCTGCAGCGCTGCGTCCGTGGCGCTCTGCAGGCTTGAAACGGTGGCGCTAATGCTTCCCGTGTTTATCTGCAGCGCCGCCAGCTGCTCCCCCTGTGCGGTCTGCTCGGAGGCCAGCAGGTCTATTTGTCGGTTGGCCTTGTCAACGCGCGCGAAGGTCTGCCGCAGCCTGTCCCCCAGGTTCGCGGCGTTTCCGTCCGTTTCGTCTTCGTCCTCGTACTCCCAGCCGCTGCTCTGCCTGTAACCGCCGTCATAGGTTGCCTTGTCGTCCAAGAATAAGCTCTGCAGCTCTTCCCCGTCCTTGGTGGTGAATGTGAAGCAGTCGCCAATCTCTAATAGATAATTGCCGCGCCAGTCCATGCTGTATTGGCCTACAGTGAGGCCGCCAACCTGCTCTATGAAGCCCTCCAGCAGCTCCCCCAGGTCTTCGCGCAGAGACAAAAAGGCATTGTCGCGTAAGTATGCCGTTGTTCCTTCCTGCCCCGTGTCCGCCGCCACGTTGTCCCCTAGCTCCGTGGTTGACATGATAGCCGCAAGCCTGCGGTTGGTCTTCGCGCTGGCCTTCATGTAGTCGGCGCGCCCAATGTTAAGCACGGCCTCCGCATCGGGGGAAATGCGCACGAAGGCAAGAGCGCCCGCCGCGTTGGCGTAATAAACCGTCTGCGTGGCCTCCGCTATATCGTCCAGCGCCTCGCGCAGCGTTTCGCCGCCCCCGAAGTTCGCGCCCTCGGGGTATTCAATGCCCCAGGCCTCAACCTCCGCGCGGTCAACGTCCAGGGTAAGCCCCAGCGCCTGCGCGCATGAGGCCGCGAACTGCAGCAGCGTATAGGGGGCGCTAATTGCCAGCTCTCCCACGGTCTGCTCTTCCGCGCCCTTTACGGCATCGTATGCGGTTATGCTTAGGCCGTTGGTGTTTTCGTCCCTGTGAACCTCCGAAACGTAAAAAGAGGGGTACGGGGAAACGGAAGACCCGCCCGCGTAATAGGCAACGTCCACCTGGTTGCCCGCGCTTATTTCCAGCGCTCGCGCCACGTCCACCAGCTTAAAATTTAGGCGCTGGCAGAAGCCAAAGCCAAAGAAGCGCCCAGCGCCCGAGCGCTCAACGGTAAAGCCCTTTAGCGCGTCCGCGCCCGTGAAGGTATGCGTTAGCGTGCTGCCGTCATGCACTGATAAATGCGCGCCAATGGTTCGCACTGGCGCGGTAAGAGCCTCAAAGGCCGCCTGGTTTTCAATCATTCCCGCGCCCCCCTACAGCTCTATAAATTCCACGGTACACTCATTGAACAGCACGCGCCCGCCCGCCGTGGTGTAATAGTCGGCCTTAATCTCGGGCGCAATAGCCACCATTTCGCGCAATGTCTGAGTTAGCGGGTTTCTGTACTGCAGCGCAACGGTGAAGCCCTCAAGCGCCGCCTGCAGCAGCTCCATTTCGTCAGCGGTAAGCGCGCGGAAGCCCGCGCGCACCTTTACCTTTGAGTTGATATAGTCCACTACGGTATCGCCCGCCGCGTTGGTTTCGGCGTTGTAGTTGTGGGCGCTCTCCACGGTCAGGCCGTTTACCATGCCGCTAAAGTCCACGCCGTCTATTTTAAGGTTCGCCATTTCTCCCCCTTACGCGATAACCAAGCCCAGCCGCCCCGTTTGGCGGGTCAGGCCGTTTATGCCGTCAATTGCTGCGCGCCCAAGCTCGCGCCCGTCAACCATTAGCACAACCTCGCGGCCTCCGCCCTGCAGGCGCTCCGCTATCCTGTCCAGCCATTCGGTATTGCGCTCAAGAGGCACGACCGCCTCCGCGCCAGCCTCTCCAATGCCAGCGAGGCCGCCGCCGCCCGCAAAAATCGTTGGCTTGTCGAAAACGCCGCCGCGCGCGTACCAGTCAATGGAGAACGAAGGCACGGAGGGCGGCGCTAGTGAAAAGCTGCCGCTAATGTTCAGGTGCGGCAATTTCAGGCGGGGCAGCTCCCACGAAAAATTAAAGAAGCCGCGTATTTTGTCGATAACCCCGCCCACGAAGTCGCGCGCCGCGTTCAGCTTGTCCGCTATGCCCTGGCGTATTCCATCGAAAACGCCCGCCACAGTCTCGCGCAGGCCTTGGAAGCTCAAAATTTGCCTAATCGTGCCAATTACGGAGCTTATAACGTCCTTTGCCGCGCTTATCTTGTCGCTTATCGCGGTTTTTATGCCCTCAAAGGCGCTAGAGGCGGCATTTAAGGCGGCATTTACCTTTTCCGCGACTGCTTGGGCGATTTTTCCAAAGAAGGCCTTTACAGCCTCCCACAGCGCCTGAACCGTCTTTACAATGTTGTCCACGGCCTCGCTAACCGCCGCCGTTATTTCGTCCCAATGCTTAATGCACAATACAATAATTGCGATAACCGCGCCAATTGCCGCGACTATGAGCAGATACGGGGCTATAGCTGCAGCAGCCGCCACGGCCTGCGCCGCGTGCGCCGCGATAAGCGCGCCAATGCTCGCAACCTGCGCCGCGTCCATTACTCGCTTAACGGCAGCCACGGCGTTATAAAGCTCTATAGCTGCGACTACAGAGCCAATAGCCGCGCCTATTCCCAGCAGCAGCTCCTTATGCTCAACAGCAAAGGATATAGCGCCGCGCACGGCCTCACCAGCCGCCGCCACGGCCTCGCGTATCTCGGGCATATGGTCGATTACAAACTGCATAGCGCCAGTAACAACGGGCATTAGCTCCGCGCCTATGCCGTTTTTAATTGAGGCAATGGCGCGCTTGAGCGTGTCCAGCGTGTCGGTGAATTGCACGCCAGCGTCCACGGCATCGTCCCCCATTATCAGGCCTAGGTCTTTGGCCTTTTGGCTCAATGCCTCCATGCTGCCAGCCTCGCTATTGAGCAGCGGCAAAATTTCCTGGCCTTGCCTTCCGAAAAGCTCCTGCGCGAGCCGCGACTTTTCCGCGCCGTTCTCCATGCTTTGGAAGGCCGCCACGGTGTCGTAAAGTACGGCCTCCTGGCTGCGCATTTTGCCGTCAGCGTCAAGCACGGAAACACCCAGCGCCTCAAAGCGCGCCGTTGCCTCCTTGCTGCCCTCCGCTACTCCGTCCATGTTGGCAAGCAGCGACTTCATGCCAGTTTGGAAGCTCTGAATATCTACGCCGCTCTGAGATAGCACATAGTCCCATTGCTGGTATGCCTCGCGGCTCAAGCCCAAGCGCTGGCTCATTTTGTCCACCGTGTCGGCGGCGGTCGCCGTGCTGGTGGTGAAGGCAAGCACAGCGCCAGCAGCAGCCACGGCGGCGGCAGAGGCCACCGCAAAGGCGGTATGCGCCGCCTTGCCCATTGCAGCAAAGGTTTGGTCTACGTTGCCGCTGGCCTTTTTCACCTGGTCGGAGAAGCTGCTAACCTGCGCCTGCGCGTCCTTTACGCCCTTCTTTAGCTTGTCAGTTTCGGCGGTAATGATAACTTTTAGAGTCTTATCCATCTTGCACCCCCTTTTCTATTCGTGCGTCAGAGGCCGCCATAAAGGCGCGGAATTGAGCCGCCCAGCGCTCCGCCTCCGCCGCCTGCTTGGCCTCTCTGTATTCTTCATCGTTGAAAAGCTCGGGGTATAGCTCCTCAATTGAGGGCGGCGTGTTGCTCTTGCTAAAGCAGGCAGCGAAACAGCGCCCTATCATTTTAGCCTGCCTGTAGTCGAACGTTGCGCGCTCGCGGCGCTCTTCCAAGCTCCGCCGCCTAGCGCTGGCGAACCAGCGCCGCAGCTCCCCCAGCGTCATTTGCCAAAAGTCGCGCTCTGTCAGCCCGAGGTCTAGCGCATCGTTTAGCCACTTCGTGGCAAGCTCCGAAAGCATAGCGGGGGCATGGTCGCCCCCGTCAGCTAGTTTTTTTCTTCACGCTCCAATAGGCCGCTTACCTTGTAAATCTCCAAAATTACGCCTATGAATTCGGCGGGCGTGTGGCCTTCGTCCAGGTAGGCATCGAAAATTTTATAGACCTTTTCCATGGTCACGCCGTGGTTAAGCTCTTGCGCTGATGCGTGCAGCACGGCGCACATTTCGGCGATTTTGGGAAGCTCCCCCTCCTGAAAAATCATAAGCGGGTTTTTGCCCAGCTGCGCCTCCAAGGTAACAGCCGAGCGGGTGTTAAGGCGGAGCTTGTAAGCCTCCCCGCCTGCCTCAAAATCAAAGTAAAGCATTGGCTCTATTCTCCTTCCGTTTCAAAAAAGGGCGCGGAAAAGCCCGCGCCCAAAGTCCCAAGGTTTTGGGCAATTTATGCCCAAACAGCCGCGCTGCTCGGGGTAATTGCCAGCGTGTAGGTAAGCGCAGCGTTTACGCCCGCGCCATTGAGGCGCACGGAGCAGCTGCCCTTAAAGGTGCAGGTTGCCGCGCCAGTACCAGGGAGTGTAACCTTCCAATCAATATTGCCGCTCAAAGCCTGCAGGGCGCTAAACTGCGTTTTATCATACAAGAAGGTAAACTCCAAGCTGTCGCCGTAGTTTTCCAGGCCGTCAATGTAGACATGCGCGGCATCGTCCAAGGTGGTGGTTTCCACGGTGTCGCGGCTGCCGCCCAGGTCGGGGAAGTCCTGCAAGTTGGTAAGGTCGGTGAAGGTCGAACCGCTAGAGGTCGCCTTGTAAGAGAGCTTCAAGCCCTTGGTAAGAGTTCCTGCCATTTTATGGCCTCCTATTCGTAAAATTCAAAGCCCATCGCGTCATAGTCAAGCACCTTTTGCACTATGCCGCTTTGGTTGTCGTACAGTTCGGCGCTACCCGTTCGGGTGAAGCCCAAGGGGCGCAGCGCCGCGTCAATCTGCCCCGCTATCGCCTGCGCGTCTGCGATAGAGCGCGCCCAGGCCTTAACCTGGTAGCTGATAGCGGAATAGCCCAGCGTTTCGCCCGCTGGCGCGTCTATGTTGGTAAGCTCCATATAGCTAATGCAAGGCACGGGGGCGGAGCTGTCCAGCGCCATTTCGTAGCGCGTGGGCAGTATGCCCTCAAGCGCCGCCACTAGCTGCGGGTGGTAGTCAATCATTGCAGCAGCTCCCCTTCCAGTAGTTGCACAATGCCCGCCTGCGCCTCATTGAAAGCAGGGCGGAGGAAAGGCTGCGGGCGTTGCCCGCTGGTGGTGTGAAAATTGCCCTCTTCGTCCTTGTACGTCCAGGGCGTTTTACGGCCTCCCTGCTCCGCAAAAAGGCCTGTGCCGTATTCAACATACGGCGCATACTCAAGAGGGGCGGAAACTGTGCAGGTGTTGCCCTCAACTTCGTACTGAATGGAGCGCGCGAGGTTTCCCAAGTCCTTGGGGCATTTCATCTTAGCGCCGCGCTCAACAAGCGCGCCAGCCTGCCCGAGCGCTTGCCCGAGGTCTAGCGCCTGCAGGTCTTCCAGCACAACGGTAAGCGCCTCTATGCCCTGAACCGTTGCCGCCATTATTCGCCCGCCAGTCTCAAATAGGCCTGGTTGTACGTCCCGCGCCGCTCCATATACAAGACCTTGTAAACCCTTTGCCCATCGTGGATAAGGTCGGAGCTTGAAAGCTCGGAGCGCGTGAGGGCTATAAAGTCGCCCTCAATGTATAGCGCGTTTTGCCCCACCATCTGCGCACGCTCATAAATCGCGGCCTTAATCGTGCGAGAGTACGCGGGCGCGCCCTTCTGCCCGTAGGCATCGGGAGCGCCCAGCGCGTAAACGTCATACAGCCGCATATCGCGCGCAAACATTACAGCACCTTTAGGCGGCGGCGCATATTGAGCGCCGCGCGAATGTTGGCGGGGTAGCCGTCCAGGTAGGCCTCCGAAACGCCGCTATAGTTCAGCGAGGCCGCGCCCTCCGCGCCCAAGCGGTTAAGTTTCAGCACGGCAATTTCCGCCGCCACCGTGAGCAGCTGCGCGTCCAGCACCTCGCGCCGCGTGTAGGCGGTGGCCTCCATGTACGCGCAACGGGCGGCGGCGCTAATCTGCTCCGCAGTAAATGCGGCATCTGCCACAAGCTCCGCCGTTAGCTCTTCCAGCTCTTCGCGCTGGTCTTCGTATGCCATAAAGGCCACCCCCTCAAATGCTAGGCAACGGTTACGGTTACGCCCTTTGCAACCTCTCCGCCCTTGTGGCCTACTACCAGCACAATGTCGCCAGTCTTGAGGTTTTCGGGGGCGGTAATGGTGTAGGCGTTGTTGGCAGCAACGGCGTGGCCTGCAAGCACGCCGTTTACATATGCGTAAACGTCCGCGCCAGTGGAGCAAGCGCCCGCAATGGTCTTTGCCGCCTTGGTGTAGGTGGTGCAGGTGGTGGCGGTTGCCTGTGCGGCTGCAATGCGCACTACGTGGCTCTCATTGGTCAGGGCAACAACGGCAACCTTGCGGGTAAATACCTGGTTCTTGCGCAGGTTCGCGTCACGTTCCTGCTCAACCTCGTTTGCCTTCTTTACGAAAATGGTAACCGCGTCCTTTTGGCAAATAATAACCTCACCAGCGGGAACGGCGGCGGAGCGCTTAATAGGCACGCCGCAGCAGAGGCCAATATAGCCGCTGCGCGCGAAGTCTTCCGAATACTTCAAATCGTCCTTAAGGTTCTTGCGCAGGGTTGCCACGGTGGCGGGGTTAACCAGGGCGCGCAGGTCTGCGTCCTTCTCACCGAACAGCGCCACAGCGTCCGCGAAGTCGTTAAAGCCAATGGCGGAGCTTGCTACCTGCTTGGTATAGGCCTTGCCGTACTCTCCGAAGGCCTCCTGCAGCCAGGCATTGCGCGCCACCTCTGCCATGCCGCGCACGCCTGCGTCTACGGTCATGGGGTCGCGCTGCAATTCTTCATCGTAGTAAGTGAAGCGTCCCTGCTTGGTCTTAACCTTGTAGGGGGCTACGGTGGCGGTAACGGTAATGTCTGCGGTGTTGCCCGCGCCCATTGCCACGTCTTCCATAGCGCCGCTAACGGAGCGGGTGACGATTTCCACGGTGTCGCCCGCGTTGTTGGTCAGGCTTTCGTCAACGGTCAAAAAGTCGCTGTCCTGCAGGTCGGAAATAAGCACGCTTTCGAACTTGTTTTCGATTAGCTTATTAGGGTAGGTGTAATTAGGCATTTTTTGCCCCTCTCTACTTCAAAAACTGGTTGTAAAAATCGGGGTTCGCGGTAATGAGGCGGCTTTGCTCCGCAATGGGGAGCGCGGCGAATTCCTGCGCGGTCATAACGTGCGCGCCGCCGCCGTTGCCCTTGGGAGCGCTTCCCGAAAGCCTCTTTTCCACTTCCGCCTTAACGGCGGCCTTAAAGAGCTTGTCAAAGGCCTCAATAGAGGCCTGCGCGGCCTCTATATCCTCCCCAATTTGCAGCAAGTCCGCAAACTCTGCGGAAAGCCCACGGGAGGCTAGAACGCTCTTTATCTCGCTCTTGTTCTTCTCCACCTGGTAGACCGTCAGCATTTCTTCAAGCTCCGCAATGCGCGCCGCCTGCTCGGCCTTCTCACGCTCCACGCCGTCCAGTCGCGCCAGGCTTTGCGTTTTCTGCAGCTCCTTTTGGTGCTTCGCCTCGGCCTTCTTCAATGCTGCGGTAACGCGCTTATCTGCCTCGCTTTGGAGCAGCGCCTGCACCTCTTCGGCGGTGTAGGTCTTGCCCTCTGCGCCTGCCCCTGCCTGCTGCTGGTCTTCGCCCTGCTGCCCAGTTGCCGCGCCGTTGTTGCTTTCGTCTTCCATGGTGTTTCTCCTTCCAGTTGCGGCGCTTCCGCCGCCCCTCGCGTAGTTTCAAAGTTGCGCGCGTGCGCGCGCCCCTTCCTTTACCTGCGGCTATTATAGCACGCCCTCAAAGCCTGGTATTACGGGGATAAGCGTACAGCGGCAATTCGGGTGCGCTGGCAGCGGCGAAATATCCGTGACGCTATATGTTTTTTCGTGAAGTTGCGCGCAAACGTCACAGCGCCGCTCGTCCTCGCTTGCCCATACCTGCATTTTCTCTATGCCCGCGTCTTTGTAGCGCTGCTGCGCCGCTATGGCGGCAATATGCGCGCACTCCGTGCGCACCACCCTATCAGCGCAATAAAAAGATGTATCAAAGGCTTGCATAAGGTCTTGCTTTAGCTGGCCTGGTTTCCTGCCCGCCGTCACGGTTTCCAGCAGCCTATCATTGAGCATTTGGCGCAGGTTCTCGGTATTGTCCCAAATGCGGGCGCTCCATGATTTGCCGTCAGCGCACCATATAGCCCGCAGGGCGGCTTCTGCGCCCTGCTTGCTAATGGTTCGGTATGCAATATCGCCAGGGAGCGCCAGGGCATCGTAGACCGCCCAGTATTGGCTTCTAAAGACCTTTGCGAGCGCCGCCGCCTGCCTGTCATTGAGGCGCAGCAGCTCCGCCTCCAGCTCCGCCTGCATTTCCCAGTAGCGCCCCAGCTTGTAGAGGTCTGCGGGCGTAACGTTGCCCTCTCCCTGCGTCAAGAGCAAATGCTGGTAGGTCGCCACGAAGTCGGTAATTACGCCCTTCTGCGCGCTGGCGTAGTAATTCGCCAGCTGTCGGCGCGCCTCTAGTATGCTCTTGTCCGTGAGCGCTTCCTGCGTCTGCGCGGTGCGCCCCGCCCAATATACGAGGTTGTCTATTTGGGCGGTGGCTATCGGGTCAAGCTCTAGCGCCATTTCTAGGCCTCTCCCTCTTCCCCGCCTTCATCGTGCAGGGGAAGGCGGAACAGCTCCACGTTGGCGCGCTTCTGCTCCGCCAGCGCCTCCGCTTCCGCGTCAACGTCAGAAACGAAGGGCAGCAGGGAGAGAAGCGTTTTCTCGCTTACAATGCCCTGCAGCGAGGTTACAACGTTTACAACGCTCTGCAGGTCTTCGGGAATGTTGCGGGCAAAATCTATGCGCACGTCAAGCGCCAGCTCTTCGCCGTCCTTCAAGCTCGCAAAGCCCAGTATAAGCTCAATGCGGCGGCGCAGCGCTTCCGCCATTGCGGCGGCAATGCCCGCCGCGCGCGTTTCTATGCCCGTAAGTCGGTACTTAATGGCAATGCCCGAGGAAACGCCCGAAATAAAACTTTCGGCGCTCAAGTCGGGGCATTGCGCAATGCGGTAAATGTCGTTGTGTGTGCGGTTTAGGATATTCTCCACCTGCGCGTCATTGGCGTTTTTTGTCAGCCATTGAGCCACTGCGCCCTCGGGCAGCAAAAGCACGCGGTTTTCTTTCATGGTCGCCACGTCTTCCGCGTCAGCGTCCACGCCAGTAAGCGCCAGGTATGCATCACAAAACGCGCTGTAGTCGTCCAGCTCGCTAGATAGCAGCTCGTTGTAGCTATCCTGCAGCGAGTATATGCACTCAAAAATGGGCTTTTCCTTGGGCATCATAAAGACGTTGGCGGGGCAGCTGTTGAAATAGTGCGGCTCTTCCCCTATGAGCTGCAGCTGCCCCTCCGCTCCGTCCATGGAGTAGCTGCGCTTTACGGCCTGCCCATATACGTCAACCTGCCAGTTGTCCAGGTCGTCCCATTCGTTCACGGGATAGAAGCGCACGAAATATAGCAGGTTGCCTTCCAGGCTATCATCGTACACGCCAAAGCATTGGAGCGGGTCAATCTGTCGGAAGCGCACCTGCGCCGCTTCGTCAATATAGAGCAGCTCGTAGGCCACGCCCGAAACAAGGGCGTTCAGGCAAAAGTCGCTGTCCTGCGTTTGGTAGTCGTTTTTCTGCAGAATGTCCAGCAGGTCGGAAATATCGCCGCTGCTGCGGTACGTGATATAGCCAGCAGAGGCGATATATCCCCTGTAGGTGTCCGCAATGTTCTTGCAGTAATTCGTAACGGTCTTGCTGCAGGGCTTCGTAGGGTCTGCGTAGGCCTTCTGCAAAATTGCCTGCTCCCCGTCATAGTAGCCCTGCGCCTTCTTAATCGCTGGCGCTACGCTCTCCCTGTAGCGCTTTAGCATCTTCTGCAGCAGCTTTTCGTCCAGCTCCTGCTCTTTCCCAATGTGAAACACGATAACCCCCTAAAGTCCAAATTTTGCCTTGTCAGCCGTTCGCAGCTTCTTTTCGTTCACGCACTGCAGGGAATAGCGCAGAGCGTCTATGTAGTGGTTGAAAGCGTCTAGCGGCTTGTTGATATATTCGCCCGTTTTTCGGTCTTTTGTCCATGCGTAATTTTGCAATTCGGTTATTAACTCCACGCAATCGGGCGAAACTATGAGCTTGTACTGCTTTAGGCGCTGTATGCCGTGCAAAATGCTATCCTGCCCCTTCTCGCAGGGGCGCACCTTGCGCAGCCCATGCTCGCGCAGCTCCGCTATGCTCTTAGGCTCTGCGCTGTCCGCGATTATAAGCGATTTAGAGAAGCCCAGCGCCCCTATGGCGCGCGCAAGCTCGGGGTTGGTGTAGTTAGTCCCGCCCCACTCTTTGAAGACGTACAGCGCCCCCTCCGCCTCGCACAGAACGGAGGCCACAAAGGCGCTCGGGTCGTTCACAAAGCCAAAGTCTAGGCCGCAGCACAGCTTCCCCTCTATGGCCTTGTGGTCGAATTCCCGCGCCTCCCAGTTTGAAAATATGAGCTTGTCCAGGCTGCAGAATTCGCCCAGCGCGTAAATGCGATAATACGCGGGGTCTTCGCGCTCTTTCGCCTCCAAGGCCGCCACGTATTCGGGCGTTAAAAATTTATTATCGCGGTAGGTTGTTTTAAGTATGGAGGTTGCCGCGCGGTCGTACTCCGCGCCAGGTTCAAACCAGCGCCTAAATACCCAGTTTGCCTTTGATACGGGGTTAAATGAGGCGTAAATTTGCAGGTTAGGCACGCGGGCGCGCAGTCGCAAGTCAAGCTGCAAGAATTGGCTTTCGTTTAGCTCCGTGGCCTCTTCCGCCCATATGTCCGTAATGCCCGCAATGCTTTTAATTTTCTCTTCATCGTCCAAGCCCGAGCAAATGAAGCGCGAGCCGTTGGGCAATGTAACGGCGTACTTTGTGGCGTTGGTCTTGCAGTAGCGCAGCAGCCCCCACTGGCTCAAAATGTCGCAAATGAGGGCGTAAACGCTGTTTTCTAGGGTCGTGCCGTAGCGGCGCACAACTAGCACCTTGCGCCTGCTCGCGCAGGCCTTGGCTATGAGCTTTTGCGCCACGAATACGCTTTTGCCGCTGCCAGCGCCGCCATAGTAGACCTCATAGCGGCGCGAGTAGTCGAACAGCAGCGGAAAATAGGCCTCATTGAAGACCCGCCGCGATATGTTAAGCCGCAGCTGCGCCACTACGCCAGCAGCTCGTTAACGCGCCCCTGCACTGGCTCGTAGAGGAAGCCCAGGCGCTCGCGGCGCTCTTCGCCGTTGCCCCATTGCCCCGCCAGCACTTCCAGCGCTAAATCGTTTACCACGTCCCAATCGGTGCGCCCGCTGTAGGGCTGCGCCTCTTCGCTCGGTGTAAGCTCCGCGCCGCAAATCTCGGCGGGGAAATCGCGGTAGCATTCGCTGCAATCAACGCGCCCGCCAACGCCCGCATTCTCCCCGTCACTGGTGAACTGCCAAATGTCGCAGGAAACGGCGGGAGCGTCCACGCCCCAATGCGCTACCCATTTTGTGAAGCGCTCCAAGCCCTGCAGGTAGTTCTGCCACCAAGAGGCGGAGGCGTAAATGCCCGCCCAGTAGCCCGCCGCCTCTATGGCCTCGCAGAAGGCAACGGCGCAGCCGTAGGCGGCATACTGCGTGCCTTCTTCCTCGCTGTCGAAGTATACGGGGTATTGCAGCGTATGGCCTTCAATGAGGCGCAGAACGTGCGCCGCCTCGCTGCGCGCCATTTCCTCGTTTGCGGCATAGCTGTAGAGGTAAACGCCGTGAGGAATTCCCAGGCGCTCGCACTCCGCCAGGTTTTGCAAAAATCGCCCATCGTCTTGGCTCTCGTAGTCGCTGCCGTAGCCGCAGCGTAAAATCGCATGAGCGCCCGAGGCCTTCACCTTCTCCCAGTCAATCCAGCCCTGCCACTCTGAAACGTCAATAACGCGCTGCGCCATTATTCCGCCCCCTCTTCCCCTGTAACGGTCAAAATTATTTCGTTAGACAGGCCGCCGTCTAGCGTTGCCTGCAGCCTGTCCAGCTTTCCGTATTTCTCGGGCTGCGTGCGCTCCAAGAGCCACGCCGCCGCCTGCCATTGGTCAGCGTCAACGATACGCTGCAAACAGATAGCCTCCTGGTTGCTCTTCCATTCCTCGCGGCCTTTTTCGATAGCCTCCGAAAATTCGGGGTGCTTCGCCTTGTAGTCGTAGAAGGTGGCCTGCGAAATGCCCAGGCATTGGGCTATATCCTTTTCCGTGCGAAGCTCCGCAGCGAGGCGGCGCGCCTCCTGTAGGAGCTTCTTTGTTAGCTTGCTCCGTGCCATTCTCCACCCTTTCAGCAATAGCAAAACGCCCCCAGGCCGTGACGGTGGCAAGGGGGGCGTTTTCAGCTAATAGCGGGCGGGAAGGTCAGGAAAAGCCGCCCGCGATTATGTAGGAAGTCGCGCCCGTCACAACGCATACCAAAGTATAGCACAGAAGGCGAAGGGCTGCAAACGGTGGAAAACTCCCTATAACCTACCAATAAGAATAAATATATAGGTATAGTAATAATAAAGGCTGTTGAAAAGTTGAAAACCCTAATTTTTCCCGCTCTGAACAGGCAAAACGTAACGCCTCGCGCTGTTGAAAACTTGTTTAGTTTGTTGAAAACTTTGGGCGATTTGTCCCAAAGCGTCCCAAACTGTCCCAAAGCGTCCCACGTTTTTCAAAGGTTTTCAAGAAGTTTTCAACAATTGTTGAAAACTTTTCTCCACAAAATTCCCAAATTCCCCCCTTGTGAATATGTTCCCATGGTGATATACTTTAGGAGTACCGAAACCCGAGGGCTAAGGAGGCCAGGAAATGAGCAACACCAGGGCAGAACTTGAGGCGATTTTTTCAGAGATTATCGAAGAGGCGCGCGCGCTCACCGATAGCGAAGAGGAAGCCCGCGCACTTGCAGCCGTTCGCGCCGTGCTTATCCATGCAAGCAGGAGCAAGTAAGAAGGAAGGAAGCCCCGCCGCAAGGCGGGGCGCGAGTAGAAAGAAGGTCACGAAATGAAGAGGCAAGACAAGTACCCCGAAACGGCAACGTTTCACTTTCACAACGCCAACCCCAAGGGGCGGCTGCTTGCGGCTGATTGCGTGGCGCGCGCCGTCAGCCTAGCAACTGGCAAGACCTGGGAGCAGGTCATAAGTGAGGCCACGGAGGCCGCCCTAAAGCGCGGCACGGTCTTTAACGACCCCAAGGCGGTAGACGCTTACCTGCAGGGCTTGGGCTACGCAAAGCGCCGCCAGCCCGTGAAGGCGGACGGCACGAAGTACACCGTGGCGGAGTTCTGCGCGGCTCTGAACCTGGCGCGGGCAGGCAGGCCAGTGTCAGCGTCATATCTGCATTTCTCGCAGCACGACTTCGCGGGAGGCAGGCGCAGCAAGCCGCCCCGCGTGCTGGTGCGCTGCAGGCATCACGAAGTATGCCTGCAGGTCGTGGGCGGGCTGTATAAGGCCTGCGACACGTGGGACAGCACGGGCGAAACGGTGGGCAACTTCTACCTTATCCCGCAAGCAGACTAGACGAAGGAAGCGCCCCGCCTACGGGCGGGGCATGAAGCAAAGGAGGCTAAACAATGGGCTTTACCCTTTACCAGCTGGACGAAGCAATGGAGGCCGTTATTTCGGGCGGCTTCGTGGTTGACGAAGAAACGGGGGAGGTTCTATTTTCCCCCGAAGACTTGGAGCAGCTGCGCGAGCAGCGCAACGCGAAACTTGAGGCCGTGGCGCTGTTCGTTAAGAACCTGGACGCGGAGGCCGCCGCCATTCGCGCGGAGGTCGCGGCGCTCGCAGCCCGTCAGAAGGCCGCAGAGCGCAAGGCGGAGCGCCTGCGCGACTACCTCACCCGCTCAATGCTAACGGGGGCGGAGGGGGCGTTAGAGCGCCTGGAAACGCCCCGCGTGCGCGTCACGTTCCGCCGCTCCGAGGCCGTGGGCTGCGACCTGGCGAACCTGCCCCGCGCCTACAAGATAACCAAGCGCACGGAGCAGGCAGACAAGGCCGCGATTAAGAAGGCGCTAAAGGAAGGGCGCAGGGTTCGCGGCGCTTGGATTGAGCAGCGCGAAAATATCCAAATCGGCTAAAATTCACCACTTGCGCATATGCCCCCATGGTGCTAGAATTTAGGAGTACCGAACGGAAGGCAATTTTAGGAAGGTGGACGGTATGAGCTACAAAGCAGACAAGGCGCGCGAGGGTCGCACCATCGGGGACAACAAGGCAGCCGCGAAGGCAGCCAAGAAGAGCTGGGCAGCGCTCAAGAAACACGTTGCGGGCATTGTTCCCGCCTTCGCAAGCTGCACTGGCTGCGCCAATATGTCGCTGCGCGCAACTGATGCAAAGGGCGTTGTTACCTTCTACGCGCGCACCAACAACGCGCTAGAGATTGAGAAGGCGGCGGCGCAGCTCTCAAACGTTCTGCAGAGCGCGGCCTTCTTGTCGCTCCCCGCGATTGATTGGGAAGTGTCGCAGGACGTGGAGCGCTGGGCGTGCGGTGAAGTTGTTTGCTACCGCGTGCGCGTTTGGTTCTAAACCAGGAAGGAAGCCCCGCCGCAAGGCGGGGCAGGCAATAGTAGAAAGGTTAGAAAATGCAAGAGCTTGTAAAGTATCAGGACGAAAAGGGCGCGCTGGTGCAGTTCAGCGCGGAAGACGTGAAGGCGTACATTTGCCCCACCATCACGGATAGCGAGCTGGCGCTGGTCATGGCTCTTTGCCAGCAGCAGAGCCTCAACCCCTTTACGAAAGACGTTTACGTGGTGAAGTACGGCAACGCCCCCGCCTCCATCGTCACGGGTAAAGAGGTATTCACCAAGCGCGCCAACGCCAACAAGGCATACAAGGGCTTTGAGGCGGGCGTGGTCTACCTGAACGGGCGCGGGGAGGTCTGCCACCGCGATGGCGCGGCGGTCTACCAGGCAGCCAAAGAGCAGCTGGTGGGCGGCTGGTGCAGGGTCTTTGTGGAAGGCCGCCAGCCATTCTACGAGGAAGTGACGCTGCAGGAGTACAGCACGGGCAAGAGCGGCTGGGCTAAGATGCCCGCAACAATGATTAGGAAGGTGGCGCTTGTGCATTGCCTCCGCGAAGCCTTCCCCGACCAATTCCAAGGCCTCTATTGCTCCGAGGAAATGGGCAAGGCTGGAGAGGGCGCAGCAGCCGCAGAGGCCGCCCCAGCGCCCGCTAAGGCCGCCCCCGTGGAGGTCGTGGCGGAAGTCGTGGAAGAGGAAGAGCCGCCGCAGCGCTCCCTCGGTATGCTCTGCGGTATGTTGAAACGATACGCCACCATGTGCGGGCGCACCTACGAGGAAGCCGTGGAGGCCGTCATTGCTACGCGCACGGTTCAGGCCTGGGGCGTTTCGGAGCTGTGCGAGCTTTCGGGCGAACAGGTAGCCACGGCCTGCGAAATGGTGCAAAGCTGGATTGATAAGCGCGCGAAATAATCCCCCGAAAATTCCTAAATTGCCCTCTTGCACGTATTCCCCCGTGGTGATACCATAAGGGAGTACCGAACGGAAGGCAATTTAGGAAGGTGGACGGTATGAGCATCGAAGTTGTAGAGGTTGGCGGCGTTTGGTTCGTTGCATACGAGGGCGGAGAGGTTGCAATTAAGGGCTTTGCAACCGAGAACGGAGCGAAGCGCTACGCCGCAAAGTACGCAGCCCGCCACGGCTACACCGTAAACGAGGCATAGCAGTAGAAGGAAGGAAGCCCCGCCGCAAGGCGGGGCGCGAGTAGAAAGAAGGTCACGAAATGGCAGCAATTAACGGCAAGAAGATTGTAGCGGGCGTTTACCACGCGAACCCCAACGGCGGCGCAGGCGGAAGCCTCACCCCCTTTACCAAGTGGGAGCGCCTGCACGAATTCATGGAGAGCGGCGCGGAGTGCTACGGCTACGTCTACACCTACGCGGGGACGCTGGACGGCGTGGCGGTCTTCACCGAGCAGCACCGCCGCAGCTAGAGAAAGAAAAAGCCCCGCGCCACCCCAAAGCGCGGGGCGGGCTGTGAATGAGTTTCTAGGAAACAGCCCGAGAACATTTTACCAGGAAACGGAGGCAGCAAATGCTAAGTGAAGCACAAAAGAAGGCGCAAAAGGCATACCGCCATCGCGAGCGAGAGGCGGGGCGCTTCAAGCGCGTAATTATCGAATTCACGGGCGCAGACGGCGCGGAGCAGTACGCGAGGCTGCGAGAGGCCGCAGAGGCGCAGGGCGTGCCGCCCGCCTCTTTCGTTCGCGCCCTTATCGTGAAGGCTTTGGAGTAGGGGGCGCGGCGTGCAGTTTGACGAAGACGAAAAG